AAAGCACCCATAACATTTGAGGGCGTAAGGAAATGACCGTTGTCATGCCACAATGCGTAAGGGGTTTTGATCTCATCCAACTTGAACACTGAATCACTCAAAGTCTCCAATGCGTACCGGCCAATATCTTTCGGTTCCATCAGATTGTTCACCAACTTCATCTCATGCGTCACGACCTCCGACAACTCCTCGAACTTGTTCTGCGCCATCCAAGAAACTGTGCACGGACCTTGAATCAACTTCGGGAAAACCTCGTGTATTTGACGATTCCTCAAAGCAGCGTGAATAGGATGCCTATGACTCACTGCTTGCAAATTGGAATAAGGTAACCCAAGCCTATCAGCACACTCCTCATTGTGTACGGGTATCTGGAAAGGACATATTTTGTTTTTCTGACCTGCCGCTTCACGAACACTGTCCGTGAAATAGTTCTCGACAACTTGAATGTTCTCAGGAAATACCATGTTTGACCTTGCTGTGTCAATACCACTCTTCCCGAGAATAAGATCAGGTTTTTGCTCATCCACGTAAGTACACAAAGCTGACCAAAACTCAGTCCACTGATACAATGTGGTTGATTTGCCCATTTTCTCGATATTTTCCACGGATGCTGAACATTCCTCACGATCACTTGCTGACAAAACGGTTTGAATGTGCCAATCTCCATCGGCTTCAACGGTAACAACTATCCACACAATCTCCTCACCATCACGACTGATCACTGGACTAGAGCAAACGAAATCCCATGTTTCATCATCGATAGATTCATAAAACTTGACCAACTGAGATATCGTCACTCTTTTTGGATCGGGAAAAAGATCATCCCCGAAAAAGTAAGTCAGGAAAAGTCTTTCCCAACAATTGCCAGGACCACCAACAAAAGGGTCTGCTACAGTTGGAGCTGATTCAGCTACTACAACTTCATCGAAACCGAAACGACGGAGCTCTGGAGCTACAACGTCCAAACCAACGCTCACACAACCTTCCAACACGAAATCGACAATCTCATCGGTAATAGCCTCGAACTCATCCACACTGATTGGGTTTTCTAAACTGCCTTCAGAGTATCCACGAACCTCGTGATCCTTGTAGACGAAATATAAACGGTGAATGACCTCGTTCATACTATAACGTCCGTCACGCAATTCCACATGCAACAAACCGGGACCACTCTGGAAAATGGTCAAATGATCACCACGATTGAACCAAGAACGCTCTGGAATACGATTCACCAACTCTTCAAGTGTTGGGGCCCCGTTAGGGAAAATTGCCCGCACTTTTGAACGGTAAGCACGTTTGAACATTCGTAGGTAACATTGGTTCTCCTTGATTATCCGGTTTCCTCCGCGTTTTGACTTATGCAAAGGTTTTTCTGGACCACCATTGGGACAGCTTGGGATTTTAGTCGAATCACACAAGACAACAATCCAATCATCGGAAATTCTTTCTTCTTGCTTAGGTAACACTCGTCTCGGGGTTTCAACATCACCGTTAGGACAGCTAGGGATAGGTTTAGTGATCAGAACAACAGTCCAATCATCTGATATACCAGTATTTTCCTCAAGCTTAACGGGTTCGATATTCTTAAGTAAGGGATGACAATCCTCACAAAAGTTATCGAAAAGAGTTTTGACATGCTTCTTACAAGTCACACATCTTGAACATTTGTTGCAAACAGCTTTCCCATTCTCCATCCGTTGATGAGAAAGGGGTTGTTGGCAATGATAACATCGTCCTCGATATCGACACCATCGCATTACTACGTTCTCCAGAACTACAGTCTGAAGTAGAGTATCATGATGACGATTATGTACGCGGTTTAAAAACCGACGTAAGCGTAAGCGTAGATTAAACATCGTTCTAAGAGACACTTGTTTTTCGATCATGGTAGATAATATCCACCTCATCCTCACAACTCGATCAATCTCGGAAGTACACTCCTCACAGAAAGTTTCCAGACCATCACCGCTACCAGGTACAATTGGGTTTTCACACCCTTGATAACCACACTCATCTAATGAAAGAATGTAAGCTTGGAACCGTTGAACCGAACCAAAGAAGAATTTTCCCTCGTTAGCAACATGGCGGTTGCTACTGGCGACAGCTCTATGAGTGCCGCACTCAGCGCACCAATCACCGAGGAATTTAACTCTACCATGGGTTCGAATCGTACATGGGACACACCACCATACTTCGGGGGGACCCTGTTCTCCACTGACATAACCTTCACAATGAATCGGGCTCTTGTGAAAGAAGCCACTCTCATGTGGGTTGTACTCACAGTAACAGAGATGACCAGTCTCTTTGTGTTTAGAGGTGTACCACCTACGGGTCAAGTAGGAGGCAGGCATCATATACACGTGAT